AGACGGTGTTTGCCGGGCTGAGCGACGATGTGGCCGGCGACGTGATCGCCGTGCATAACCGGCTCGAGCGCGAAGTGTGGTGGCTGGTCCCTGACTCGGGCGTCTGGGTCTGGTCGTACCGCCTGAACGCGTGGGCGGGGCCGTGGACCGGTAGCTACAGCGTGACGCCGCCGACCGCCATGTGGGAGACGCAGGACGCGGACGGGCGACCGGTCGTGCTGATCGGCGATACCGCGGGCTGGGTGTCGCGCGCGGACGCGCCGGGCGTCTACCGCGACACGGTGGAAAGCACGGACCTCGGCGGCGTGCCGTACGAACTGGTCGTGCAGTGCCGGCCGCTCTGGTGCGCCGACGCGTACGGCGAGAAGTCGTTCCTGCACGCGCACGTGGTGGCCGACGTCGGCGGGCTCTCGGGCGCGCGGGTCGAATGGCGCGCGCGCTGGGGCATGAGCGACGGGGCGGTAGACCGCGCGAGCACCGCGTCGCCGACCCGGTGGGGCACTGGCGAGTGGGGCACCGGCCAATGGGGGCTGAGCGGGCTGCGCCCGTATCACCGGCGCATCCACGGCCGCGGCGCGGTGATCGACCTGACGCTGCTGGATGCGACGGACACCGAATCCCTCTATGCGCGCGTCGGGGTGTCCGCCGTCGCGCTGGGCCGGGAGGCCGCATGATGCTGCTGCAAATGGCGTCCGCGCCGACGACGTGGGAATTGATCGTGGCGATTGCGGGCGTGGCGTCGCTGTTCGCGCTGCTCGTGGTCTTCGGGATTGCGTACGGGTCGCTGCAGCAACGACTAGCGACGCTGGAGAAGATGCAGGACGCGCACGCCAAGGAAAGCGACGTGTCGCTGATGTTCGGCGAGATCACGCGCCGACTGTCGCGGATTGAAGCACATCTCGACAAGGGGGAATGATGGGCGACACGGTGCACAAGGTCCGTGAGTTTCTGACCCGGTCCCGCCTGACGGCGGCAATTGGGCTGCTGACGGTGCTGTTCGGGCTTCTCGAGGTGCGCGGCACGTTCTCGCATCTCGCCGAGCCGTGGGCGACCGTCGTGGTGTGCATCGGCGCGGCGCTCACCTGGGCGGGCCGCTCGGGGCTGGCCGAGCCGAAGCCTGCGGCGCCGCCTGAGGAGGGCGCGGAATGAAACTTCCCGCCCCCCGCGTGAACGTGCCGGTGCAGGACACGCTCGACGGCCTCGCGCCCAAGTTTCGCGCCGCGCTCATCGCCACCTGCGACCAGATGCTCCGCGAGACCGGCGTGCTGCCGCGCACCTTTGAGACGCTGCGGACGAACAAGCGGCAGCG